ATGCCGTTGCCAACTTGACCGGCTTGACGTTCGATGACACCGCCACCGCTATCGCGTTGATGGGGCAGGCCGGCATCAAGGGATCAGACGCCGGTACATCGCTCAAGACGTTCCTGTCGAATCTGCAGCCCGTCACCAAGAAGCAGATCGGCCTGTTCAAGGAGTTGGGCATAGTTACGGCGGACGGCGCGAACAAGTTCTTCGATGCCAAGGGCAATATCAAGTCGATGGCCGATGTCAGTGGGGTTCTCTCAGACGCACTCAAGGGCATGACCAACCAGCAGAAGACGATGGCCCTGGAGACGTTGTTCGGTTCGGACGCCATCCGAGCAGCAGCCGTCATGGCAGACAAGGGAACTGAAGGCTTCAACAAGATGGGCGACGCCATGGGGAAGGTGTCCGCCGCTGAAGTTGCAGAGAAGCGTATGGACAACTTCAAGGGCAGCCTTGAGCAGATGAAGGGATCGCTGGAGACGGTTGGCATCACGCTTGGCACGGTCTTGTTGCCACCGTTGAAGCAGGTCGTTGACGCCGTCGCCGATGCGTTGAACTGGTTCCTGAACCTCGACAGCGGCATGCAGAAGTTCATTGTCATCGCTCTCGCTGTGATCGGTGCCGTTCTTCTCATCGTCGGTGCGATCCTCAAGTTCATCGTGATGGCGGCCAAGGTGCGTGTGGCGCTCTTGCTCTTGCGAGGCTCCATGCTCGCGACATGGGCTGCCGCGCTCGGGCCTATTGCGCTTGTCATCGCAGCCATCGCGATCATCGTTGGCATCATCATCCTGCTTTGGAAGAAGAACGAGACCTTCCGGAACATCGTCACCGGGGCGTGGAACGCGATCAAGGATGCGGTGTCTGCGGTTGCCGATTGGTTCACCGGCACCCTGCTACCCGCACTAGAGTCCGTGTGGAAAGCCATCACTGGTGGGGTAACCGCAGTCAAGGATGTAATCGTCAACGTCTGGAATGGGATCGTCAACTTCTTCCAGACGGTCTTCGCTGTCATCTCTGCGATCATCACGACATACATCAACATCTGGAAGACGATCATTACCACCGCCCTGAACATCATCAAGGGGATCTGGACCGCTATTTGGGGTGTGTTCGGCGGGATCATCAAGGCAGTGTTCGGGCTCATCGTAGCCATCATCCGGCTCGCGCTCGCTGTCATGTTCTTGATCATCCAAGTTTGGTGGAACATGATCAAGCAAGTCACACAGGCGGTGTGGAATGCCATCAAGTTCGTCATCACCTCTGTCTGGAACAGCATCAAGCAAGCGGTGCGTGCCGGTGTCCAAGCAGTCCGGGCTGTCGTCACAGCCGCATGGAACGTCATCCGGGCCGTTACTCGTGCGGTGTGGAACGGCATCATGGCCGTCATCAAGGCTGTGTGGGGGAAGATCGGCGGCACGGTCACTAGTGCAGCAAACAAGGTCAAGGCCGTCATCACTGCCGCTTGGAACGCTGTCAAGGCTGTGACCAAGGCTGTGTGGACCTGGCTAGTTCAGCATGTTGGCGCTAGGGTCCTCGCCCTTGTTGAGAAGATCAAGGGTATCAAGGACAAGGTTGTGGGGTTCTTCAAGGGCGCTGGTTCTTGGTTGTTCAACGCCGGCAAGCAGATCATCCAAGGGTTGCTCAACGGCATCGAGTCACTCATCCACAAGGTCACTGACAAGTTGAACTGGCTCACCGATCACATCCCCAAGATCAAGGGTCCGCCGAGCAAGGATGAGAAGTTGCTTGTCGACAACGGTGAGTTGATCATGCGTTCGCTCATCACCGGCTTTGAGAACATGGAGCCGGCAGTCTTCAGTCATCTGCAAGGCATGACCAACTCCATGGGACCGTCCCTAGCGGCTGCGACGCCTAGCAGCGTACCCCTGCCGACACCAACCGCTAGTGGGGCTCCTACCGCTTTGCGCATGGTAGGTGGGGAATTGCGGCTCGATAAGTCCGGCAGAGCCTTCATTCGTGGCGTAGCGGCTGAGGTCGTGGATGAGAACGATTACAACACTGCAAGAGGAGCACGTAGGCCATGACCACATCGCGGAACAAGGTTTCAGTCGACACGTGGGTGAATCAGCAGGTGCCGACTAAGAACTATGACACGTTCACGATCATGCAAGTCGGGTCCGTGACGAACCAAGTCCGGTACTCCTACTGCCTCATCGGCCTGCCCTTCAGCCGTGGGGCGAAGACCAACGTGCATGATGCGAAGTTCCGCATCTGGAATCACGTGGCGTGGACCGGCACGTTCACCCTCAGAATCAGGCCGATCACCTCATCTTGGAACCGGAACGGGATGACGTGGAACGGAACCGGGTGGCGCGCTCGGCCCACTGTCAGTGCGACAGTTGTGGATGTCACCAAGGTCAACCCGGCTGCGAAGACGATGTGGGAGTTCGATGTCGAGGCGATCCTGCAGTCGGTGTCGAACGGCACGGCATGGTACGGCTTCCGCATTGAGATGCTGACTGCAAGCGTGTCGCCGCGTAACCTCACAGGATCGACCAACTGGGAGTCCGCATACCGGCCGGAGATGGTGGTTGAGTATTCTCCTGCACCGGAGGCCCCAGCCCGACTGACACCTGCGCAGGGCCGTGCGATCTCACGCCAGTACCCAACATTCCAATCTGACTTTGTCGATGTCAGCGGCAGCACCAACCAAGGCGGCATGCAGATTCAACTGGACTCTGCCGGCACCGATGCTGGCGGCGTGGATTACGACTCCACTGTGGTCGATGTCTCATCACCAGAGATCGTCACTGAGCCCAGTGATCCCGCACGCCCTGTGGGGATGCCGGCATGGGGCGGGCTCGCTGACAACGCGTCAACCTACTGGCGCTGCAAGGTCGAGGACGCAGCAGGCTTGTTGAGTTCTTGGTCGGCATGGGAGCCGTTCAATCGGCAGATCAAGGGCACGCTTGTCATCACCAGCCCAGGCACTACTGTGTCTGACTCATCATTCACAGCGGCTTGGACGTACACCACCGCCGGTGTGACATCCAAGTACCAGACCAAGTACCAGGTCATCGTCCGTGACACTGCTGGCAAGGAGATGTACAACTCGCAGGTTGTCACATCCACGGATGCATATCATCCCTTGCCATCCACCATCAAGTTGCGCGATGACACCACGTACGTGTGCGAAGTCAGGGTTTGGGATCAACTCAACCGTCAGGCCATGCCGGGCGATCAGCAGTACGTGTCGGCCACCAAGACCTTCACATATGCATATGATGTAACTGTCACCCCGATCAACACCCTCACCGTTGCTCAGTTCGCAGACTCGCCGTGGGTGGTCTTCTACTTCAATCGTGCATCGATCCCCGACAAGTTCAACGTCTACCGCGACAACGTTCTCTTCTGGTCTGGTGATGCTGGTGAGTTGTACTTGCCAGGCCCCACAAACTATGGGTTCTTGGATCGCTTAGCGCCCGCACACGAGGAGCACACTTGGAAGTTTGTCGCAGTGGTGAACGGGTTGGGCTCCCAGGCTGTGTCGATCACATACACACCCAAGATCCCCACCTCTTGGGTTGGTGCACCTAGCATCGGTGGCTTATGGATCTGGAACGCATCTGTGGAGATGATCGATGACAACAGGGAAGAAGTTGTTGAGTTCGTGGGGAACTACAGCGCTGCTGTGGTGCAGACAGGCGAGCATGGGAAGACCGGAACCATCTCTGGCAAGATCACCCCGGAGTCTAACACCACCTTGACCTCCATGCAGGACATCAAGAGTTACCTCGACTACATCTTCGACAACCCAGGAGTGGTCAGAGAGATCCACATCGTCAACGAGGCGTTCTTCGGGTACTTGCGGGACTACAAGGCGACGCCACGCAAGGACACGTCTGGCGTCTACTATGACATCTCCTTCTCCTTTGGGGAGAACATCTGATGTTGAACATGGGCTTCTCTGCTTGGGAGAGAGACTACCTCCACACTCTCTGCATGACTCACCACCGCCGTGTGGTTCTCGTGTTCTTGCTAGACAACAACCAGAACGTCATCGCCAACATCACAGACCGCCTAATCGACGGGCAGTTGGACATCGATGCTGATGCTGACATCGGCCGGAAGGTGATGTGCACGGTACACGATCCAGACTATCAACTTGGTTTGGACCATGCGAACGTCAACAACGGTGCCTTGTTCGCTGACAGGATGATCGCCGTGGTGTATCAGGTGCTGGCTCCGGATCAGTCGTATTGGTTCGGGATCCCCATATTTATGGGGCCTGTGTCCAAGGTGAACCGCATCGGTAACTTCTTGGCCTTGGAAGGTTCTGGCAAGGAGTATTTCTTCTATTCGTCATCATGGTGGAAGAGGACATACCAGAAGGGTTGGATGCGACACGATGTTATCCGTCGCTTGCTGCTCGATGGTGGCGAACGACTCGAGAACTACTGGGTGCCTGATTCCCCACACAAGGTGGGGAAAGACATTGCAATCTCCTTTGATCAGCCCATGTGGCCAGTCATTGAGGAGCAGGCGTATGCGATGGGTCGTCCGGCTTTCTACGATGCCCGTGGGGATTGCATCATTCGGCCGAACTCAAGTGTCTCCTCCTACACCTTCCGAAAGTTCTGCTCTGAACCAGAGATCTCGTACAACGTCGAGACAACCATCAACTCTGTGCTCGTGATCGGTGCCGTCCCCAAGGGCAAGAAGGCCCCACTGACGCGACGGTTCGTTGCACCGAACACCCACGCCCTCAACCCGTACAAGATCGGCCGCATCGGGTGGGATGGCAACGTCAAGCCACGCTACTTCAGCCGAGTGATCAACGATGCCGGGCTAACCTCCATGGCTCAGATCATCGCGGTAGGCAACAAGGCGTTGACGGATGGCCTAATGCAAGGCATCGAAGCATCTTTCACCGCACCGGTGATCCCTGATCTGGAAGAGATGGACGTCTACACGATGATCCATGAGGGTGTCGCCACAACATCGCGGTTCCGCAAGTGCACGATCCCGTTTACAGGAGCCCCCATCGCTACCTACGGATTCTTGCGCAAGATCGCACCCAACAAGATCGTCATCAGGAGACGCAAGTGAGAGACACGGGCAAGGTCAAGGAGGTTGGCTACCGCAACCTCAAGGGTTTCATCACGGCTGACGCAGCAATCAGCGCCACGGCCATCGGCGTATCTAACCTGCAGTACTTCGATGAGAACGGTGCAGTCGAAATCAACGGCATCACATACACGTACGACGCCAAGGATGACGTCCTAGACATCTTGACGCTCGCCGCCCCTGGGCTGACTGCCGCAGTTGTGGTCGATGATGAGGTGTTCTACTTCCCATACTCGACTGAGAAGTCAGCAATGGTCGACACCGGTGATGAGGACTGGCAAGAGGCGACGTTCGAGCACAGCCTGCAAGAGATGCTTGACACCGGCGTGCGAGACCCCGGTCAGGAAGAATCGGTGGTGATCGACAACGAGGGTGGGGATTGGAAGATTGTTGAGATCCTCGGCGAGGACGTGCAGTTCAATGGTCAGCACATCTACGGTCTGCCGGACCCGGCTGCAGTTGCGATCGAACCTCCAGACTCTTCGCCGTTGATCACACAGGTTGTGGGGAATCAGACGGGTCTTACCGTCGTCACTGAGCCGATCTTACCAACGACTCTCTTGGACTACTTCATCGATGGTTTGCCTGTGTCAGTGGATCAGAGGTCTACGATCATCAACCTCATCGCTGATGGACTCGATAACCCGTTGGTGCCAGACATTGATTACGCCGTGACTGTGCAGGCTCATAACTCTGCGAGTCCTTCTCCGTCTGCATCCCCACCGGTTGTGGGGCGACTCAACCCTGGCGTGACAACAACTATGGTGACTGCCATGATCCAGGCTGGTGGGATTCTCACCGGGTTCCTTGAAGTCGGATCTTCCATGCGGCTCGACCCTGAAGAGGGATTCACGATCACTCACCCTGACGGACGAGTGACCTACATGCGAGCCGATGGGACGGGCAGCCAGTTTGTGGGGCAGGCGATTCTCGAGGCTGTGACCGTTCTTGGCAATCTGACCATCCTTGGGCAGTCGAATTTCCTCTCTGGTCTTCTCACGCTGGGCACCGGCATCAACAACCCCACAACGATGCCGAACGTCACCGCTTCTGGGTGGGACTCGGTAGACAACAGTGGGGATGCCTACGGCTTCGCGCCTCGTGGCCTGTTCTGGGACGGCACCCAGTGGTTCTACACCGACCACATCTTCGAGGCCGGGAACATCAACACCATCAACCCCGCCACCGGAGATCGCGCCTACGTCGCCGACCTGCCCGCCAACTTCACCGGCGAGGGCGGCATGGTCAAGATTGGTTCCTCGTGGTACGTGCTCGGCAAGGACTGGGCCCGCTCCCAGAACTGGTACGTCTACGTCCTCAGCACCTCGTGGGTCAAGACCGGGGAATGGTTGGCCACCGGGTCCTCGTCGAACAGTTGTGCCATCGGCGTTGATGGATCCAACCTGTTGATCGCCAAGCGGTTCGCCTCCTCTGACGTGGTCTCAGTCACTACCTACAGCGTCGCGGGCTCTAGCCTTGGGGAGGTCACCTGTGGATGGTGGGCTGGCCAAACCCTTACCGGCATCCACAAACTCCCCGTTGACTCCGGGACGGCCCGCTATGTGTTCACCTCACTGACAGGCACCGTCCGCGTGTGGTCCACCGCCGGGGTGGAGCAGATCGGAGAGCGCTGGACACTTGCTGCCTACCCAATCGGCGGCATCGGTCACGACGGGACCAACTGGTTCACCCTGGAGGCCAACGGGGTCGACGTCAATGATGACCACGTCTGGAAGTACACCAACTTGATCGTGACCACCGGCGAATGGGCTTGGTCCCAGGCCGATACCGATGCAGGGGGAGCCGGCACCGCGGAAACCATGGTTGGCCCACGCCGTCAAACTGCACCCACCAAGCGCGCCAAGTGGACGGTCAGCCTCCCTTCGCCTCCCAACGACGATGGCACCACCGACGGCGCAAACGCCGGGGTCATCTACTTTTCCCCCACTATTGGTGGCACTCTCGTCCAACAGACCGTACTCACCACTTCACCATGGTCACAAGAGTACACCGCCTTCTCCGCTGTTGCCGATCCGCCGGAAGGCAGCAACGGGTTTGCTGCACGAGTTGGTGCGCTCGGCCGTATCATCTCTTCCGGCGGCCTGATTGATCTCAACGGCGACGACTCTGGGCTGGTAGGTCCGTTGGGTTGGGACACGGACGCCGGTCCCACCGACTATCTGACGGGTTCTTCAGTCTTGTCGATGGCATCGGGCTGGACTCGCGTTGATGCCTCGACCTATCTGGAACGGTTCGGCATGTGGGTGCAAGGCACAGCGCAGTTCACACGATCTGGTGCAGATATCACAGTTGGTGCGACTGGTGACATCACCAACGTACAGATCGGAACGCTCGCTGCAGGTCTATGGCCAGCACACAGCATGCCTGCGCAATCAGCGGGGTCAGGGCGTGTTGCTCACGGGTTTGTCAACGCCGCTGGGGAACTATGGCTCGGGTCCGTTGGGGGTGGCTCATCTAACATCATCACCGGGAACACACTTCAACTGTGCTTCGGCTTCTATGCGGCACCCTAGGATTACGAGTATGCCTAGCCTCCCGACCATCGATGATCTCACCGCTGCACAAGCGACACGAGTGCTCGCTGCATATGGTTCCGTTGCCGAGTACAGGGTGTGGCTCCGTGCCAAAGTGATCGAGCATGTCCAGAAGACCGAACTGCGAGCGTTGCGCGCCACAAACCGTGCAGCCGAAGCCGCTGCGGCAGAAGCAGTTCAAGGAGCGCTACCACCGATTGCGCCCTAGCCCCACTGAATGTGAGGAATCATGATGACTCCGCTGCGTGATCGGCCCACGGCTGACTTGATCGTGTTCGCTTTGACCGCAGTAGTAGTTGTCACTGTTACTGTTGGGGTGGTGGGGGTCGTGGTCACGGAGATCTGGCATCCAGACGCTGACACCGATGAGATTGTTGGTCGTATCGGCCGGATCATTAGCAGCATCTTGACGCTCATCATCGGGTATGTGGCAGGGCGAGGCGTGAAGAACGGCAACGGGGCATCACCAAGGGAAGGATGAACATGAACGGCAACGACAAGGCGTTGGATGACATCGAAGACGCCGACAACCAAGTGGGCGAGGCCGTGGATCCCCAACACGACGCACCAATCGAGGACTTCCAGGAGGAAGACTGACATGGCAGACTACTTCCTGGCGCCTTGCGGCGTGCAGTGGTTCAAAGAGGTGAACGCGTTGTTCCCTGAGCGCGACAAGTCGAGCGACGGCTGGGTGGGCGACACGTCACACCAGGCTCGCAAGTCGGAACACAACCCTTGTTGGCATTGCTCGGGCAAGAACAGGGGCATCGTGCTTGCCACCGACACCGACATCGATGACAACGACCCAACGCGTGACATGCGGAGGATGATGATCTCTGAACTGATTGGCGACCCACGAGTGTGGTACGTCATCAGCAACGGGATCATCAACAGCCGCACATACGGGTGGGCTTCCAGGCGGTACACCGGGTGGAACCGACACGACAAGCACGTGCACACGTCGTACATGATCGACATGGCCTGGGACATCCGCCCTTGGTTCGGCCCGCAGAAGCCCATCCGGGTTACCCCACGGGTGATGGACATCTCCGAGGTCATGAAGGAGTTCCAGCGTGTGGTCGTGGACAAGGAACGTGCTCGAGAAACCATCCACGTACGACGACTGCAGCGTCTCACGAACAAGCGTATGGGTACGCACCTCACGCTCGATGGGGAAGTCGGGCCGCAGACCATCCGGGCCGTTGCGCGGCTCGAGAAGAGGTTCGGTGGCGTTGGTCGTCCGCGTGTGCCCGACCCCGTGGTGCTGACGCGTGCCAACATGGGCATGTTCAAACTAATTGCATGAGGGAGGTGAAACCATGAAGTCTCGTCCAGTCGTGATCACATTCAGCATCCTGGCGGGCCTGCAGATCCTCACCGCGGGTGCAACCCTCAGCGATGTGATCGGGCAGCAACTTGCCGGCCTGCTCGTCCTTGGCATCGCAGCGGTACAGGGAGGACTCACATTCTACGTGCAGTCACTCACCGCGCCGATGCAAGATGTTGCGGCGGTACGGAACGCTGAAGGCGCCATCGTCGCCGGGCCGGCAGCGTCTCCGGCCGATGGAACGCTTGTCACCGTTGCGCCTGCGTAGGAGGTGATCCTATCATCTGAAGGAAGTGGCTGTGGGGCTCGACGCCTCGCGGCCACTTTCACATGTTAGGGGTGGGCCCTCGCATGGCCTCGGCGGCACTCTCACCTACCGGGGGAGGGTAGGTAGCCGGAAGTACCCCACCCGATGTGAGGAAGTTGCAGTGAGCAAGCGTACCAAGAAGAAGAAGGACAAGCAGATTACCGATGCAGAACTGCTGTCGAGCCTGGCGACCCTGGATGATGTGACGGCGTATATCCCCACGGCGCATGACCATCTGCACGGGATCTACCCGCAGTGGTGCGAGTTGTCGCTACAGATGCGACGCCAGCCTGAGAAGGGTTCGGATGGGCCGGGCGTGGTTGGTGTGGAGTTGTACCTCCGCAGGCACGATGGGGAATTGATCATGGAGGTCCTTGATGAGGTGCTCCACCCCAACCGTGGCGGTGGCAGCGCCGACCAGATGTGGAGCGACTTGGACGACTGCATGAACCGGATCATGCATCGCGTCAACAAGGACAAGAGCCCGCATGATGAGGACCGGGGTGAGGCGGTAGGCGTCACCAAGGCGCTGGCGAGGCTCGTCCTCCCGCATGAGAACTTCGAAGATGCACAGGCCGCGATTCGCGACATCGCGGTGGAGCGGTACCAGATCAGAAACGGGCACCGTAACGGCGGTTGAACGAGCCTGCACGCGAGCCCGATCTGAACAAGTGCAACGAACTTTTGCGTTTCCGCACGTCAAGTGGCACGTCTGAGGGGCTTAGGCGGACATTTCCGCACTCTTGATGGGGTATCGAAACCCACGCCGAACCCACGATTTGAGTGTCGAGCCTAGTTGCGTTTCCGCACGTCAGACGCAAGTTTCTGCGAAAAGTTTGCAACGCTCCCCGCGTACGGTAGCGTTCGCCTTCTTGGGCCGACGTGGACTGGCCCTGGGCTCCGCGGTAATCGCGGCGATGCCCCTCCTTGGAGATGCGACCTAGCGGTTGGCAGCCTAGGGGGTGCCGGCCCCGTTGAACGGGCCGGGCTAGCCACTCGCCACTCGGACCGACCGAGCCAAAGATGATCAACCCCGATGCGGTAGCCTGCATGGGGTTGTTCGGTAGGAGCGAGGCGAGCGTCTTGCGATCCCAGCGGTAGCGCCGTTGGTTGGTCGACGTGCACCCGATGACCCTCCCCTACCGATCAACCCCGCGTTCCTGAGAAACGGTGAAGGCGATGAGCGGTCGGGCCGATGGTCATTGGAGATGGTTAAGCAAGTCGCCGCAGATCGATGGCGACTCCCTTGCAGCGTACCGAGTACGGCATGGCTTGGGAGCCTGATCCGAACGGCGTAAGAGCCGTGAAGTCCAACCAACTAGCGACAAGTCGTCTC